TTTTGCCATCCATCCTCATCAAATGGCTTCGGTTCTTCTCGTTCTTTCAGAGGCAGTCCACCTTTCGCCCGACGCGCAACGCCGCTTGCTATTCCTGCCGTCCTGCGTTTTTCGATTATTTCATTCATCTTCCTAATTCTGCGCCTTAATGATGCAGACCAGAACCGTTCTCCGTCCGTATCAAACAGTCCGATTGATATGCAATCATCGATATACTGTTTCATGTCGAACGACGTCATAAAAGCCAGTTTTAAGCCTGTTGCCGTCCTTTCTGAGTATTCCAGCGAAACAGTGTCCTCGCGGCTCAACGCCTCAACCAATGCCCAATAAACGCCGTAGCCCTCCATGCCGTAGATTCCGCGCATCTGCGAAATCTTGATGTCACTGAGTGCGTTCCTGTCGTGGCTGAAATACAAATCCACCAACACCAGTCACCTCTTTAGAACGGCGTCAACTGAAGATTTATTCGCATCCCTCTCGATGCGGCAACTACCTCAACCCCAGTCAAGCCGTGTATTTCATCAATCATCTGACGCTCGGAGCTTCTTCCGTCTGACAGATGGCAAAGTACAATTACCCGCGTGTCGGTTATGTCGTTTGCAGCCAGTGTGTCCTTCAAACGTCTGAGTGACATGTGACTGCTCAACAGTCTGTTCCTCAACTCAACAGGCACTTCTCCGTCACGCATCTGCTCATTGAGGACATCGTCAACATAATTGCACTCGACCAGCCAGTAATTCACACCCGGAAACGTATTGCGCAGATAGTACGTATCGGTTGCGTACAAAAGCGTCTCACCCGTCTCGCAGTATCGAATCAGGAACCCGCAAGGCTCTTTTGCGTCGTGCTGGGTCGGGAAGGGAAGAACCATAAACCCACCAATCGAAAACGGCTTCAAAAGCTCTACCGTCCTCACCCTCGGCGTGTTCAGGTCTATACAAGCGGCTTCAAAAGTTCCCTTCGTGGCGTAAACATCAACCCCGATATTGGCAAGCGCTTTCGCCGCCTGAATATGGTCATTGTGTTCGTGCGTCACAAGGCAAGCTGAAACACCCCGTAATCCCTTCCCGTTGATCTCTGCTGCCCTACGTACAATCGTCATATAAGACAATCCCGCGTCCAGAAGCATGGCGTCTCCCGTCTTTCCCGCGTGGAGAATATACGCATTGCCGCCAGAGCCAGTACCCAATACGTCAAGCACCATCAGAAACTCGGCTCTCCTTCAAAATTGATTTCCATCTGCCCTTCGGGTTCTCCATTCTGCTGTTTTTCATCTGCCTCAATAACTTCCTGCGGAGGCAGTGTAATCGCTTCGCCGTTGGCATTCTGCGCGACTTCAGCTTCTACCGTGTCTCCGTAGTCCTGCGCGACGGCGCTTGCGAATTCAACGCTCATGATGCCGTATTTGCTGATCAGGCTCTTGATAACCGTTTTAAGTGCCATCGCGTCAAACTCGGTATGCCACGGGCTTGCAGGTTGAGACCACGCCTTGCTATACTTTTTCGCGTGAGCTTCAACCTTCTCGCGCGACCAGTAAACAGCCTTTTCAAATCCATTTAGCAGCTTGAAATAGGCGAAGTAGCCAACCGCCTTTTCACTTGTCGCTTCCCCCGTGATTTCCATCATGCCCGTGATACGATCATAGGTGACTTTCTCGCCCTCGTAAACGCAGTCGGCGTTGATGTACTTATATTGGCCCGTGCGCTGGGCAAGCTGTACATAACCTTTATATCCAAGCTGAAAATTGGGCGTGTTTCCGTAAGGAATCACATAGCAAAAGCCAAGTGACTTGGCAACAGGCAGTTTCAACGCCGCAGCTTTCATGCACTCTGCCATTACCTTCGTTGCGTCGCACTTTGACAGGTTCGTGTCTCCCGTGTACAGGTCAAGAACAGACGCGAGGAACACGCCAGCTTCATTGCCCAGCATAGATTTCATTCTGTCCTTGACGCTCTCCGAGTTGATAATTCCCTTCATGTTGGCGATGTTATTCTTAACTACCGAAATCTGATTCTGAGCCATAGCCATATTACGCAACCTCCTTGTTGTTCGCGTCCTTCTCAATCCTGAGAACCTTGTCGTGTGTTACCGTCAGCTTTATCAACTGTCCTGCTGGTTTCGCAATGTAGTTGACGCGCTCCGCATTATCCACAAATACCGGGGCAATGATGCCGTAGTGTTCCGAAAGCACCCGTATGATCTCAATGTCTGCGTTCACGCCAGCCGCCGTATTCGTTCCGCTGTACGAAACAAGCGCACCCTCAGCAGGAATCATGCACTCGCAACAGTCCACAATCGCGCCATTAATCTGGATATCGAACAGCTTCCAGCGCACAGTCGGGAAATGCTCGTTGATGCTCTGTTCCAGAAGTCCGCATCTCGCCGTAATAAATCGCTCAATATCCAACATCATAACTTCCGTGTCAGCCCTTCGCTGTCCGATCTCCGTCTGCTTGGCTTCAAGTTCCTTAATTCGCTGGTCAAAGACCTTGCAGCTCTCAACGCTTGCCAACTTCGCCTTTGCCCTGTCAATGTTTTCCTGCAGCTCTGCCTTACGCTTTTGGAGATTCTTCAACTGTTCATCAGGACTTTCTTCCTTTTCCCGATAAATCGCTCCAAGCTCCGTCTCCAATCTCACAATCTCTTCGTCTGATTCAATATCGGGCGCAGACCTTCTATTGTTCAGCGCATACTCGGCTTCATCAACAGCATTTTTGGCAGATTCCACATCATTATCCGCTCCATCCAGCGCATCACGTGAGACTCTTTCTGCCTCCTCTGCTCTCGTGTACTTCTCCTTCAACTCCTTCCCAAACTGATTGATCTCAGCCAGCCTTTTTGCCTTATCGTCGTTAAACCGCTTCTTGGCTTCTTCTACCATATTTGCAGGTATTGGCTGACCGCAGAACTGGCAAGTCTCTCCACCCTTGTAGTGTTCTGAATATACCGCCTTGTATCGAACGCGCATTTCCTCAAGCGCACGTGCCGCTTCTTCGATTGCGGCCTTGTTTCTGGCCTCAACCATCGCAACAGATGACTGAGTGCGCTTACATGTGTCAAGTCGCTTCAGCGCGTCAGAGTATGTGTCTCTAAGCTTCTTCATTTCGGATGCGTATGCGTCTGAAATCACGCGCTTTCTGGCAACGATCTTCTCCTCCAATTCAATGATCTTCCTCTGTGCATCTGCCCTGTCGATTGATCCACCATTCTGTGCAATCATCGCATTTACACGCTCAAGGTCTTCCTCGGAATCCTTAATTATGTACTCAGCATCCCGCACATCCTGCTCCGAAACCTGAGGCCTCATATGACGAGCCTCATCGATTCTTGCAGGAATCAGTGTGAGCTCCTTCGCCATGTCGCGCTTGCGGTCAGCCAGCACTTTTTTCAGGTCATCAACGCCAATGTTCAGCCTTTCAAGCTCACCGCGAATCGATGAAAATTCATCGCGTTTTAGAAGCTCTGCGTCAACATCAACACCAGACATTCCAATGAGGATCGCCCTGCGCTTTTTCCAGTCCAGCGCGTTGAATGCTCCAAGCGTTGTAATCAGGTTGAAAACGTCTCCGTTCGCAATCTGGTTTATGCGTTCTTGGAAATCGGTGCTTTTAGTCTCCACCGAGTTTATCCAGTATGTCGATGCGTTGCCCTGATATGTGGCCTCTGCGTTACCGCGCTTCTTTACCCAGTTCTCGCGCTGTGTACGCTTCAGCACAAGCGGCTGTCCATCCAGCAGGAAACGCGCCTCAACTGTCGTATCAAGGCCGTGCCGTTCCTGACCAAACTCATCAAGCGGCTTCTCCCTAAACTTGTCAGAACCCGGCGTATTGCCGCGAGAATCGCGGTTTGTCAGTAACCAGCAATACGCATCGACAATGGAGGTTTTGCCAAGTGCATTCGCGCCAAATATCGACGTTTCGTTTCCAAATTGAAACGTCGCATGTTGTATGCCCTTGAAGTTCTCTACCTCAAGGCTATCAAGAAACAACCTCATGATGCCGCCTCCATCTTGCTCACATAGATATCGTTCTTCCTGCGGTAAATCCTCACGTTGTACCCGTTGTCTCGTATCGCCCTGTAGAACCCGTAGTACATCGTGTTAGCAGCTTTCCTGTCTTCTGTTGGCACCTTTATCGCAGCGTTTGCAGATGCGATAAACTCCTCAAGCGTTGTTTTGTACGCGCTTGTCTTCTTGTGTCGCCTCATATATATGTCCGGCACTTCATTAACGATTTCAAATTCGATTTTGTCCTTCATAAATTTTCCTCCTTAGCCCTTGACAGGGATTGTAAACTGTGGTAGGATATCAATGTAAGAAGTGTTTTGTGGCAAAGACATTTCCTTGCTGGCTCTCGAAGGCGTTGGCTTTCGAGAGCCCTCTCTTTATCCGATGACTATCATAATCACCGTATGAATGACGCCGAACACAGCCATTCCAACGGCTACAACTTTTACAAGCGTCCACTCAGGCGCATCCTCCTTTTGTCCCCTAATTGCGTTCCTATAAGCATCGGCGTTTTTCCTCCTGAAGTAGTTGTTCTCCCTCCGTACTTCGCGCAGTTCTTCTTGTAACTGTTTGATCTTATCGTCCTTCTTCTCGATGATGTTCCTTAGATCGGTTGCAGCTTCCTCCGCGCGTTTCCTCGCCTGAATATCCTCAATATTCCTTACGATCGCAAGCGTTCCTTCCATTTTCGGTTTCCTCCCTCTCTGCTGTTAACAGCCATCTGTGTAGCAGTTCAATTCCCTTTCTCATGCCTTCAATCTTCGATGGGGCCTCGTGCCTTGCTACCGCCGTTACCGCGTCCTTCTCGCACACCTCAATCCTCTCCTTCAGATAGTCCGCTGTCCATCCCACACTCATCTAACCACCTCCTGAAATAATCTTCCCGAACCCTAATCGTTTTCCCAAACGAACATCGTCGAAATCATTGTTACACCTCCTCAAAGCCGATATAATCCTTGACGCGCCTGATTACCTCGTCGTAGCTGCCGCCCTCGTGGAGCTTCCGAGCCACCATGAATGGCTTCGCCGTCAAAACCTTACGGATGAAGTCAAGCGGTGCTCTGCCCGTCTGAATGTACCACGCCAGCGGCTCAACGTCAATTCTGGATTGGTCTATGCCGTACTTGTCAATCAAGTACCGCTGGATCGCCCAGAGTCCAGTCTCAATCGTGACCCGGCTGATGTAGTTCGGATTGGATTTGAAGATCATATCTGATGCCTCCTTCACGATCCCACGTACATGATGTCGATGCCCTCAGCCTTGGCCCTCGCTGCCGCTTCGCGCTTCGCCTCTGAGTATGTTCCCAAGTAGAAATACATCTTGTCGCGCTTCTCGGTTTCAAAGGCCCAATGTCCAAAGCCCTTCGGCATTTTGCCGTAAGCCGCGAAATAGCGATCCGTTCTAATCTCAGCCTTCATTGTGTTCTCCTTTCCGCTCTGGCTTGTAACCGAGCCGCCGCATTACCGGCCCTTGCGGGCCGTCACTCTGCGTTGCTTTGTCCTCGGGGCCTTTCCCTTTTCCCTAACCTCTGTATCTATTATAGCGGATATAGCTGTAAATGTCAATACCTTTTTGAAAAAAAGTTGAGAAAATTTTTTCTGTTTTCCCGTCGTGAGATTAAATCAAAAGACAGAGGGCGGTCAGCTATTGAGCTGCTCCTCGTCCTCGGCTTTCTTTACGTGTTTCACGGGCTTGCGCCAGCCGATGTATTTGCCTGACTTGATACGTGCGTCAACGAACGGTTCGTTCTCGTCGATGAACCAGTCGCGGCCCATTTTGATAGCAGTTTTGAATCTTCCTTGCTTTGCCATCCTTCCTAAGTTGCTGTTATCTTTCCCATGCCTCTCGGCGTATTCCTTGAGCGTAATCATCGCCATTCGTATCACCTCGCATTAACAATAGCACACAAAAAGGCATTTGTCAAGCGGTGGTGCGTTTAGTTTTTAGGATGCCAAAATGCAAGTTATAAAAACGGCTCAAAAGTCAAGCGGCATAAGGGATTTCATGCACAAAACCATCCTGTTTTTGAAATTTCCCTTCTATTATCGCGCGTGCGCGTGCGCGGTATATTATTATACTACGTTACTTAAAACCTTCTTTTTAACGTATCTTATTACTCCTATGGTAACTATAGAAATAATATGATAGTATAAGATATTATCCCATTCTATTCTACTATAGTATAATAAAATAGAATTATTATAAAAAGGGTTTGTTCAACACATGTTCAGCAAATGCTGAACAAATGCCGAGCATATGTCAAACATGTGTTCAGCAAATGTCCAACAAGTGTTGAACTCATGCTGAACAAAATCGAACACATGTTGAGCAAGTATTCAACATGTGTTCGAACAAATCCAAGCATGTGTTCAGCAAAAGGTCAACATATGTTCGGCCAGCACATCATCTTTTGCCGTTTCGAGCGCGTTTTTGAGCGCGGGGTTTTCCAGCACATCAGCATATGTCAGCCCGCACGCCTCTACAGCGTCATCCTCGCAGCGCGTAAACTGATACTCATGATTGGCAAGCTCGTACCGAAACATCTCATAGGCGAAGCCAGTTCCGTCCTTGTCCTCACTAATGGCCTTACGAAGCTCTGCTCTGTGGCGTAAAAGCATGCCGTAGTAGTCAATTTCCTTTTCCTTGGAAATATAACCACCAAATCCGATTGAACGAACGTTCTTATAAGTCGCGCCGATCTTTTTCATACCTTCCTGAAACTGTTCACGATTAAAGGCAAAGAACATCGGGAACGCATTAAATTCCTTCTGCTGGCGCTCCATCATGGCTACGTAACGGTTAAACATCTATATTCCCTCCAATCATTCCATATCATAGCAAGAGTAGAAGTATACGCACATGCTCCCATTATGAAGATGACCGACATCATAATGCGCAAAATTTCCTCTTTTGATCATCTCTATAATATGTTCTGCCGTTGATTTCTGCGGCCTTGCGCCTCTGTATGTAAGGCCGTATTGGTAATAGAGTTCGCCACGATATTCGCGCAACGTCTGAATCAGATTGTTTTCTTTGTCCATAAATCTATTCTCCTTTCTGATTTGGTGCTGGGGTTAAAACCCCAGCACCACCACATGTTGCATCTTACGCAACAACCGTCATCTTGCTGGCCTTATTGAGCTTACCCCACTCGGTGCGGCTCATGCTCAGAATGTCGTAGCCGATTCCCTCCATCGCTGTAGAACGGTCATAGCTCTCAACGTCCTGCGCAGCCCTCGTGACGGCATTTGAGAGGCCGTACAGGCTCAGATCGCCGCCGTGAATCAGGTGGTTGAGTACGCCCTCACCCTCATGCTGGCTCATTCCAAAATCATTTGCAGCCATCTCAACCATCGCAGGAATATCGTTGCTCGTAATCTTCGCGTCCTTCGCGTTTCTCATCATATTGACAACACGCTCAAACTGGACTTGATCGACCGTTGCCTTTACGGTGTCACGAACCTTCAGCATCAATGCCCTATCATCGGCCTGAAGCGTTTCGTTGGCGTAGAGGGTATAGTCCTCACCAGCTTCATTCCCGCGCCCACAGTGATACTTGCGCGTCCGGGCATCGTTGACTACAAGCCCGTTCGTACAAACCAGCCGATAGATGAGAGGCTGAATCGTCATGCTTCCGAGGCCGACCTCGCTGTTGGTAATGAGGATGCCGCTCTGCACCACGTCACCGGGTACGATCTCAGTAGTGAGCCGTGGGTTTACTACCTTAATATACATGCGCTCGTCGGTCACTTCGCAGGATTCAACCCGTGCGTCCTTCAACTCACCGATGATAGGCAGAACCGTTTCTGCGATTTCGTAGTTGTCAATGCGGCGGTAACGGTCGCTCAGGAACGCGCGGGCCGTGCCGTCGAGGCTCCGAACCATTATTCGCTGCGGGTTCTTTCCGAACCAGCTATTGACGTTCGTCGCCAGAAGTTCCGGGTTCTCAGTTCGCATCTTTTCATAGTACCGCTTCGGGATGCCGAGCTTCTGCCCGATCTGCGCGTGTGCAATCTCGTTCACGTTCAGGGCCGTGTTCATGTGCTTCTCATTATTGATGAGCGTCAACTGCTGTCCTTCCGTCGTGCTGTCCATCATCATGTTCCGGGTATCCACGAGGAAGTCACGCTTGACCTCGTTCTGCCTCGTAAGCTCCATAGCCAGCTCGTTCAACGTCTTTCCAAACTTCATGGCAAATACCTTCCTTTCTCTCTCCCCGTCTCGCCGATAGGTCAGCGTCAATTTTTACTTCATCAATTCAGCTTCTACGATCTTCCGAAAGTGGTCGTAGTAGCGGTTCTTCCACTTGAGGCTCTTGTACTGATAGCCCCTGATTGAGTAACACCTGTCAAGCGTCTCGCTCCTGATTCTGTCGCCCAGATCGATCATTCTCTCAATTTCCTTATCGTCGCATACAGCCGAGATGCTATGTACGCTGTGCCCGGCGAAGTAAGTCACTTTTTCTTTTCCTCCTTCCACTTCGCGATGCGCTCGTCGTTCCTGCGCTTGATTTCGTCCATCAGCTCCAGCTTCTCAGCAATGGTCATCTCGGTGCCCTCCTTACTTTTTGTTCGCTTTCTGAAAGCGCTTGTACTCGGCGTTGATCACATCGGTGATCCTGATTTCAAATTCCTGCTGACCGAGAGTGCTCAATTCTCGGCCCCAGCGTCCGGGCTGCGTCAAGCGGTAATTGCCGCGCGCCCATCCGGGCAAGTCACCGTCATTGTAGTAACGGTAATAGCTGTGGAAGGCGCTTTCCGTCTTCTTGGTGTACTGCCATCCGGCGTTCTCCATCTCATCGTACTTGGCCTGCTCAATACCCTTGTTGTTCCAGTAAGCATTCATCATTTTCTTGTCCTCCCTTTCGTTTGTCCGGGGCCTTTCCCTAACCTCTGTATATATTATAACAGATATAACTGTAAATGTCAATACCTTTTTTGATTTTTTTGAAAAAAATTTTTTGAGCGAGCGGAGCAATACTATATATGGGATCACAGTTGCTAATTATAGAAAACAGGTGGGATTTCTCCCACCTGAAATTACCCATCCAGCTTACGCATGACCGCGTTATAAAGCGGAGGATTGACCACCTGCACCGTCATAACCAGCTCATCGATGATGGGCCATATCTCATCTGGTTTTCGACCGTTGACGGATTGCGCAAACTCACTGTCGCTGTCTATATGTATTGTGTCGGCATGATTTGCTACGTCAGCAGCCGGGTTATTTGCCGCGAATGAGTATGACGGCAAGGCAAGAGGCTTGTTCGCGTCACCGTACAGGTGGTCCTGCAAGATGTAAAACGCCGCGAGCTTAATACAGGTATTGGCGTTCGGGTTGCGTTGCCCTTGACACTCCGCAATGGCCTCTCGCAAGTCCTGCTCCGTAATCAAGGACGTTCACCCCCCTCTTACATCTGCTCGGCCTTGCTGATGAGCCGCTGGATGTCCTGCCTGAGCTGGTCGGGCGCGTCTTCCATGACTTCCCTCAGCTTCTCGATCATATCCTCGCCATCATCGCGGCTGTAACCGTTGCGGCTATACCGACCAGAAGAATCACGCCGGGCGTTCGTGCGCCCGCGTGCATACGAGCCTCCATTATAGGAGCCGCCGTCATAGCTGCCACCGCCACGATAAGAGCCGCCCATAGGATAATTGCCATAACTGCCGCCTCCGTTGTTGGAATAGCCGCCATCAGAGTCCATCATCGCCATCGTAGTTTTCACGCTCTTGATAGCGTGAGTAAGTTTGTCGGCAAAGGCGAGGTCATCACCAGTCAGCTTGCCGCCGCTGGCTTCAAGCTTGCGGTTGGCTTCCTTCAGGGCCTTGCCCAGTGTCTCGCACATCTGCTCAAGGTCATTATAAATATCCATCATGTTGCCGTTTCCTCCTTTCCTGTCAGGCTATACGAGAGATCGTAAGGTTGGCGTTTTCAAGCGTGATAACAGGCGCGGGCGTCGCCGTCGCGTCCTCAGTCGCCGGAACATGGCGCAGGGACAGCGTGAAGCAGCAGCCCTTCGGCACAGTAATAATGGCCGTGCTTGTCACGTTGAAGAACTCCTGAACCGCAGCCGGAGTAACGATTGCCCGACTCGTGAGTCTGGGTTCACCGTTCACAGTAAGCGCAACCGCAATAGGGCCAGCCGTCCCGCCTTCCGGCAAGCTGATGTTGCCGTTGAACACGGCCTGATATCTCGCAAAACAGTTGTTAGTGCAGCCGCGAAGAATAAAGATTCCCGTTTCATCCTCGTGGTAGACATAGCCACGCGGACAAGGAATGGAGGCCGTAAAGATCGCGGGCGAATTCAGGGAAATTTCCTGCGCCGCATTAGCCAGATATTCAGCCACGGTCTACACCACCTTACGCCATGCCGCAGCCGCACCCGCAGCCGTTGCCAGGCGTTACCGGCTGGGCGCAGGTGAAGATGGGCGTGTTGCCGTAGACAGGCATAGAGGGAACGGGGCAATTCTTCAGGCGGTTGTAAACGCCGTCGATTTCGGCAGTCTGTCCCGCGAGAATCTGCGCCGTCTGCGCCGTCTGAGAAGCCGCCAGATTCGCCATGTTGAGCTGGTTCTGCAGACCGACGTTCTCGCGCTGCGCCGCCGCCAGCTGACCCTTCACGCCGTCAAGTTCGAGGGCGCACAGTTTATCGAGGATAGCCTGAGTGCCGCGCGTCTGCGCGTCGATGATGTCGCGGGTGTTCTGCATTGCCGCAGTGCGGTCAGCGCAGTTTTCCGTGGCCACCGTATAGCGCAGGTCGGCGATGCCGGCGCGGTTGTCGCAGCAGCAGTTGGCAAGCTGGGACTGAAGGGCCGTCAAGCCCTGCGTGTTCGCAGTCTGAGCCGCGAAACTTCTTTCCATGTCTGCGATCTGATTGCCGTACATCTGCTGGGCGAGAGCGTTCTGAGCGCCCGTCACAGCCGCAGTAATGCCGTTGCCGGTCTGGCAAATCGCCTGATTCACACCAGCGAGGCCGAGCTGCACGTCGCCGAAGCCGTTGCACATCTGCGTAGACAGGCCATAAACGCCGTCCCTGATGCTGGTAACATTGTCGTTAATCATCTGGTCGCGGAAGCCGTCATGAATCTGGTTGGACTGGTTCATCCACGGATACATGCCATAGCCGTTGCCGCCCATAAAGCCGCCGCCGTTATTGTTGCCCCAGCCGCCAGCACCAAAGAGGATGATGAAAAGCAGGATTAACCACCAGCCGCCGCCGAAATCGCCAAGGCCGGAGCCGTTGCCGTTATTTCCAGCGTAGCCAGTAGGGCCAACAAGCATCGTGGCGGGAATGCCGCCACCATTTTCGTCAGTGAGAGCCATAAGATATTTTCCTTTCTATGTTTATCTACATCAACGCCCTGTGCACCGAGCGTAAATGTGCTTTAATTAGCATTTTGCCGACGTTGGCAAAACGTCATTTCATCCCCATCATCTGCTGAAACTGCTTCGCCATCTGCACGGCCTGATTGTACTGGCTCTGCGAGATTTTGCCTGAGTTAAGCATCTGCTGAATCGTCTGGCGCGGGTCGCCCTGAAACGTCTGCCTGAACTGCTGGAACTGCTTCATGAGGTTCCCGATGTTACCCGGCATTTGCACATTCCCGCCGCCCATCGCGTTGAAAAGAGGGTTCATTTTTTCGCCTCCTTCGCGGTCATATCCTTGATCTGTTTGGCAATGCGCTCAATCTCGTCCCTGAAGCCCTCCAGCCGCCCTTCCACGCCTTTTAGCTCGTCGTGCGTCACGTAGTCAGCCTTTTGCACGGAGGCCGTCTGAGGCTCATTCTTGCGCTCTACGAGGTCGTATATCGTCATCATGGGCTTGCCGCTTGCGTCGGCCTTTTTGATGTACACACTCGGCGCGTTGCTGTCCCATAGGGCAACGGCGGCATTCGGGGCAACTGGATAGTTTATCGCCTCGTTTATACTCTGCACCCAGATGATTGCAGGACTTCCGGCAGACTGATTTTGAACCGTCTGCTGCGGCTGAAACTGATACTGATAGGGCTGGTAAAACGGCTGGTAATTGACCGGGAATCCGTTGTTATATGCCATTATAGTGCCTCCCATCGACCCAATAATACTGAGGGACTAAATCCGAGCTGTCCCACGTGTCGTAGAGCTTGCCGTCTACAACTGTCGCCACATGCCCACCAAAGGCCAACACATACACCCCGCGCGGCCTGTCGGCGCAGAAATCGCTGGCGATGTAGCAGTCAGGGCACTGGTTAGGGATTGCGTATCGCTGGAAGCCGTGATCGCGCAGCACCGCGCCCCACACGGCATCTGAGCTTGGCATGTCGGCCATCTCAAAGGCCTTTTTTGCCAGCAGTCCGAAAGCGGTTTCCCACGTGGTGTCGAGCGCCTTTGAAACCGCGCGTACAGCACAGTCACCCACCCTGCGCCCTTGGGGATTTGGGTTAAATTCAATCCATCTCATGGCTAAATGATAGGATTTTTCGGGCCATTTTACGATTAACTGAGCGGCTATCTTTCGGCTACTTTCCATATATCTTTCATCTACTCATTTTGTCCAAAAATAAAAAAAGAGCCCTGCCGGACGAATCCGACAGGGCAATTGCGTATATTATAATTAGATGTGTTTGAAAACCTGTTCCTGAGCCTTGTAAACAGCTTTCTTGATCCCGCAGACAGACATATCAAATTCCTCTGCCAGCTTTTCAAATCCTATATGGTCAATCATGCGCCGCTTCAGAAGCTTTCTGTCTCGTTCAGAAAAGACCCATTCGTCAATCAAATGACTAACCTGTGAAACGCTCATTTCGCCGTTGAGACCGTGTTTCATGGTTATTTCCTGCGCCTTTTAGTCCCTTTTGACTTGCCACTCTTTTTCGTTCGTTTCCGCACAATTACTCGGGCCATTATTTATCACCCCGTTATTGCCGATAAATGAGGCGTTGCCGCCGCCGCAAGAATCAATCGTATACGTTTCATAATCATATTGATTCCACGCCCACAGCCAGACAATATTGCTCAGAAATAGCAAAACAACCAGCAGAACCACGACATATATGAGCCGCTTCGTTGTCCTCTCATACCTTGCAACTTCCCCTTCATGCACAAAATACGGTATTGTGTCGCATTTATCTTTTTCCATCGTTCCAATGCCCCCAAATGGCCTTTATCTAATGTTTACGCTGCTGGAATCTTCGCCGCTCCATCCGGTCTATCTGGTCTTTGATGTAGTTAAGCCCGATTTTCTCCCTGTCGCGCTTTTCGCGTGCTTTTTTGACATTGGCAACAAACTCGATGTACTTTTCACACGTCGTATGGCACTCTATCGTCCTGTCCGGGCAGTCTTTTGTACAAGGCGATGTCATTTTGCATCATCTTTCTTGATTTCAAGGTCTCCAAGCTGACGTACAGCCGCCTCAAGCGCGGAACGGTCAAATGTGTATCCGCGCTTTTGCAGCTCATCCGCGACATAATCCAGCTTCTCAGGCCCGTAGCCCGCGCCGTAGAGCTGTTCTGCCGCAAACACCAGCGTCTTCGTAAGCGCGTTGAGCGTCTGCTGCTGCTGGTCGTTCGTCTTGGCCTTAATCCACGGTATCAGCTTGTATGTAATGATAGCCGCCATCAATGCGATAACCGCCTGAAAGATAGGTGTAAGGTCAATCATCATATAGCCCTCCTATTATACGCCGTGTTTGTCCACGACGGGTAATCTGTGTACAGCCTCCATCATTCGCTTTGCGCTTCCGTTGCCGCCCATCTTCTCGTATGGCACATACAGCATCTCAATGTTCTCAATCTCATCTGGCGTTATTTCATTTCGCTTCACGTAAGCCGTGCCAAGAGCCATAATTCTGTCGTGACCAAGCGCAACCAGCATAGAATGGCTTGCGTCTTTCTTGTTCATTTTGAGCGTGATGAATGTCCACAGCCCGGATGACGCAAGCACAGACCCGGCAACGGTGATAATTATCTTAAGCCAATCATCCAAGGTAATCCCCCCATGTCTTTAGTCTTTCGTCAAACATATGTCCGCTTACACGATCCTCCCGTATTTGCCGCTGACCCAGCCCGCCTGTCCGGCGCGAATCACCTTCAGCCAGCCGTTATCCGCAATCTCGCCGCCAAAATCCAGCCTCGCGCCGCTCATCGCAACGCCAAGGATTTTGCCGTGCGCGTTCGGTTCGTCACGGACGTAGCAGTTCCCGCCGACGATTTCGACATATGCCGGATTCTCCGGCTGTTTGCGTTTTTCGGCAATCGCCCGCTCGATGGCTGCGGCTGTCAGTATGCCGACAATCCCGTCAGCCTCAAGTTTGTTGTCGCGCTGGAAGTGTTTGACAGCAATCTCGGTCGCGTCGCCGAACTCGCCGTCCGCGCCGTATCTGCCGCAGTCATATCCAAGCTCGATAAGGCACGTCTGTAGAGTCTTAACGTCCTCGCCGTAGCTGCCGTTTCTCAGCGTCCGTCTGCCAAGCAAAATGTCTTCGCCGGAGGCCGGGGTGTCTGCCGTGTAGAGCGAGTAGTCGTAGTATTTTGTCATCCAGCCCCAGAAGTTGGGCTTGCGGGCGTAAAGCCGTGAACTCACCACGCCGCTCATCACGCCCGCCGCCTCGATGATCCACCAGTCGCCGTCCTGCTTGTCTTTCGTAATCGGCTCAACAAGGTAAGCCACATGGTGGATGTTCGTTGCGCTTGAATCTGACCAGAATACCGCCGCGCCCGGCACGCGGTACTGCGCGGGAATCATGCCAGACCCCTTCGGATCACACCATTCCGCGTAATTGTTCCGCGCCCTCGTGTTCAGGTTCGCGTCCATAATGATGTCGTAATAGCCCTCAGCAAGCCCCTGACAGTCAAACACGCGTCTGCTGTGGTTGCGCCAGTAAATGGCCTGATTGTACTGCCGCGCGTCCTTGTACTGCCGATAAAACCACCCGTCTGGCTCCCACGCTGGCTTGCATTTCGTGATTTCAAGGTCACGATATCCAGTGCGCGGGTTTTCGCCCGTGCTGCCCATAATATAGCCCGCGCCCTCGTCAACCTGCTGCCGCAGAAACGACACAAACGGCGCAATCGGAATGCGCTGTGCCATCATATCACCTCCTATGTTGTCTTAAAGTGTTATTTAAAATCCATCATCACCGTTTGTAACTTCATCCATAGCCTGAGACATAAACGGACAAAGATACAGATATTCGCACTGCTTGCATTTCTCATCGGACAAAACAAGTGTTCTTTCGGCAAACTCTTTGTCACATTCGTCTTTCGATATTTTCATGTCACTCGCCTCGTGTGTTATTTAAGCCTGTTCAGAATGCTGTAGAAACCCCATAGCAATTCAAGAAAAATGCAAATCAAAATTACATCTGTAAACATGATTAAAAACTCCTATTTAAGCTAAAATCAAGTATACGTGCAAATCTTCACAACACCGTCTTGGTGACGGGTACTCTCACAATGCTTGACTGCTGTTATCTGGTTTCCGCAAAGCACACTGTCAACAACAATCACCTCTGCTTCGTCCGGCATTTCGTCCAGTTACACCATCAGAAAGGCGCTTGATCCGTGGCTTATGGAGAGGGGCTTTTGACGGTCCCTCTTTTTACTCGTCACTGTTTTCTTGCTTCTCCCAGCAGTTACGCACCGCCCTGTGGTCTACCTCGAACCCCCACTTCTCACATCGATCATAGTACCAGCGATAGTTTTTACAATCATCGCACCGACCGTATGATGGAAGTGGGGCGATGCTACTGAGAAACTGAGTATTTGCGTTCAAATTCATTGACCGTTTCCTTCATAGTACCACCCCTCACTCTACTTATCGTCCCACGGTGCATCGTTATTTAATGGCAATACCGGTATTATCTGAGATTACTTAAAATGCCAGTTAATTGCTGAACATGACCGTCGGCGGATTCGCGTCATACTTAATTACGCACGTCCCCGTATGCCGCAAGCAATCGTCCCATTCTGCCCCATACCTGAGCAGCTTCACATATTTGCGCACAGTATCAACGCAAACTGTATTCAGAACAAGTCCTGCCCCTCGTCCTGTATCTCTTATCTTCTCTTCAAACAAACTCGACGGCATGGCGCACGAAATCGTAATGAAAAGCTGCTTCGGGAATCTATCGTCATAGCTCACCAGATCGTAGTGCGTGTGCCCTGATAGCCAACATACAAAATCTCCGCCATTATCGATGAATTGATCGACGGCTTCGAGAATATCAGTGTGATACGTATGCCATGCGAACTGCGACATATCGCCAGCTGTGCCGTGAAGTAGCGCCGTGAAATTGCTGTCAACCTTATGGAAGTTAGCAGGCATCGGCGGGAAATGAACCGCTCCCACCACCGCATAGCCATTCGTTATGGCCCCGCTGAGAGCAGCGTTGAGCCACGTCATTTGACTTGCCTGCTCCGTGGCGTCATATATGGTCGCGTCAATAGCGATCAGTCGTATCTTCTTATCGCTGTAATCCTTGTACCAATACGAGTGTCCGCTCACAGTTTCTGCGCCCCAACTATCTTCGTAAGGCTCTATATAGGTTTCGTATAGAGTCTGCTGATCAACGGGGTTAGCCCAGCCATTGCTTCCAAGACTGTCATGGTTTCCGATGCAGATCAGAATTTTGCCGTCTGAATTGTTACTCCAAAAGGCCGTTCCATCCGCGAGTTTGTCCGTAACGACATCGCCGGTACAAATCACATCGTCAAGTTGCGCCTGATAAGCGTCCTTAAACTCCTGTACCTGTTTCATCGCCCATGAGTTTCCGTGAATATCGCTGAAGTGTGCAAGCGTGAATATTTCCGGGGATGTCTGCTTGTTATAGTTGCCGGGATTCGCCTTTCGTTTCGCGTTGAGCAACTTTGTCAAATACAAGTTGTCATACTCCGTTTTTTCCGTCAGCCTTGCAAGAATGCTTTTGTCGGTGAAAGCGGCGAAGGAAATGTTCACCTTTTCTGCTCCAGAGCCGACATATAAACCCATCCTTTTAATGTCGAAAGGTGCTTTCACTCTCGCTATAATCCCTTCGGTGAGATTGGCAACGGATTGTTCTGTTTCGTCGTTTCGCACATAAACGCTTCCACTTCTGCCCTGCAGCCCTGTAGCCACGCAATATATAAAGCTACCTTCGTCAGCAGAAAGTTCGATTTGGTTGTTTAAGCTGCTATGCGTTGAACCAGCCTGAACAGTGAAAGTTGTCATGCGAGCGCCGGTATCGGATTGTATCAGGTTTGCCACGTTTTCCCGGATTGGTGCCAACTCTGTGTTTGCCCGTTTCGCGGCGTCCCGCGCAATCAAGTCGACCGCCGTTTCGCTATCATACGGAATGAACACGTCGGGTTCTGTAGTGCCTTCCACAACCATAAAGTTCTTAACACTAGTCAAAATAGAATTATTGTACGTCATATAGATTCGTTCGACTGTTTTCCCGGAAGCCGATGTCAACACATAATGATTTTCGTCTTCACCCCGTACCGTGACATCTTGCCTGGTTTGGTCAGTGTAGTGAAAACCTATACAGAGCGTTGTTCCCACTGTTCCAGTGTACTTCGCATCGAACGACAACGTATATTGCGTACTTTCCTTAAAAGCTTTGGCTGGGAATGGATTTGTGTTGTATTTTGAATACGCCTTACTTGGATAAACATTATACCAACCATCTCCCCCTATGTATGAGTCGGGAATCGACAGCAAATCATGCTGATCCACATGGTTGATAAACATTGTTTCCGAGATTGACGTAAGCGTTTCGTTTATTTCGTCGATTGACGTATCATTGATTTTGACATGACTGTTCGCAAAATCAGAGACATTATCCCAGGTGAATGTCGTCCCATCAGTCGCGGTAATCTGAATTATGAAATACTTGGCGTCGCTCGGAGCATAATCATCTATCTCGATTCGACTCGTAAATTTCTTCCAATCTCCACCGGTTTTATTGATGGATCCATCCGTCGCGACCTTTCCAAGATACGCCTTATCCGCATCATAGAAGAATAGCACAAGATTGCACCCTGCCTCTGGAATCACCCCGATGCCCTGACGATACGTTTCAAACGATGATACGGCTTTGCTTGAATTTGCAATCGTGTGTCCGTTCGCGGCGATTTCGCCAATCGTCCAGTGGGAGAAGTTTCTTTGAGAAAAGACTGCGTTCTCCAACTCAAAAGCCGTCGTAGTCAGAACGAGGCCTGCCGACACGGCTTCGATATACTCGGATATATCCGCCGTTTCCGAACCGGTTTTCTTAATGCCGAAGTTAAGGTATTTTGTATCTGCCGTCGCAATTGCGGCCATATTGAGCGTGCCTGTCTGCCACCCAGACATCGCAGATATGAGCGTTTTATTTGCGTTGAGCCTAAAAACCCATGCCTGATACCCATTCGGGATGATAATCGAGTCAAACCCAGTAATGCTGATCGGCAATTTGTTCCTGATCCGCGCAACATTTGCCAGTTTCGTAATGCCATCGCCGTCTTTAAATGTGCCGCTTTCGCATGCGATCAAAAGCGTCTCATCCTGTGCAAGGGCGCTCTTTAAGCCACCGACCTCAGCGCCAACATTCGTCTGCATCCAATGCCCTGCCGTCCAGCTCTCCGGCGTCGCAATCGCAGTTTTGCACACATAATACGCCCCGTCATGCATCACATAATCGCCCACAGCATACGTGGCGCTCGTGCTGTACAGCGGCGCGATGGCGGCCTGTGCATCATTGTCCCGCAAATCATACTGGTTCCCGCGTATATTGATCTTATCAATGATCGCCATATGCATCACTCCTCCGTTGGCTCGGTAAAAATCAGTGTTGTGCCGTCAACCCGCATCGTGCGTGCGTTGATCTGCTGCAGCGCGAGGTAATCGTGTTTGTTCACCACGTACAGCGTCGGCGTGCTGCCCACTTCCAACTTCGCCCGCGCCGCGCCGAAAGTACGGAAAGACACGCGGATGTACGCCGCGCCGTTTGGCACGGTAAACGTCTGCGCGATATATTTGCTGCCGTCTGACGCGGTGGACGTCGCGTCTGTCACCGCGACGACGCTGCCCGTTTTCGCCCTGTCCGAATCGTAGAAACAGTATGCGGCCCACGGAATCGACCCCGCCGGAACGTTAACCCAGCACTGATAGGCCATCGCGTCGCCCGGCGTCACGGCAATATATTCCGACACGCGCTCCTGCGTCTGCGCGCCTGGCGCGGAGACGCCGCCGTCCGTGTTGATGTAGCCTTCCACAGACCTCGTGAGCGCGAACAGGTTTTCCTTCGGGATCACGCCCTGCGCGGCGGCAGTCGCCTCTTCGCACGCCTCGATCTTGTCAATCAACTCAGCAAGCGACGGGATGACGCGACCGGGATCAACGATAACATCAGACGTAAGGTTCTGCACGGAAAAAACCAATGCGCCGATAGTCATCGTGCCTGAAGCCGTTGTGACGTTCATGATGCCCGACAGCGTTCCATGGTTTTTGCCGGAAGGCAAAACATAGCAGCCTCTCTTAAGCGTCACGGATGCCACGTTTCCTGCCAGCGTTCCACCGATCAGAACGGTTTCATTGTCGCATCGCAGGAATTTACCCGTCACTGTTCCCGTGATGTTTGCAGGTTCGCCGCCGTCAAGAATTGTGATTTCCCATGTATGCGCGTTCTCGTCCTGCGTGGTCATCAGCGCGTTCGGCCACATGCGCGGGGCCTGAATGCCCTTTTGCAAGTCAACGGTCTGCGCGATCAGCCAGTTATTGTTCATTCGCCGTCACCTTCCTCAATCCGATCCTCACCCGATCATCGTTTAATGCCGTCAGCGTGAAAAGGTCGGTGTAGCCGTCAAACGTCGCAGTACCTACGGCATAATCCCATACCATGTGAGCCGTCTTTTGTGGCATAGAAAAAATCGCCGCGCATTCAGCCAGCGATTTCCCGATGATTTCAAGCCACAGCGCGGAACCAACCGTTCTGTCCGTTCCGCACAGTCCTGCGTCAAGCATCGTCCCGTCGTTCAGTGTCAACCTGTACAATTCCATCGCCTCCAATGTGATAGACCTCGCCGCCCACGCGCGTCTCACCGGGTTTCAGTTCTGGCGGTGTCGTAAGCTTTTTAAGCTGCGTCTCAAGCAGTTGCACCCGCTCGTCGTGCGCTTTGTCTTCGTCAGCCAGCCCTTTTCTAAGTGTGGAGAGCATCTGGATAAGGTTCAAAAACCCCTTGCACTTGTCCACGCCCCGCGCGTCAATCAGCTTGTCGGCCTCTACAATCATCGTGTCAATCATTTCAAATTTATCCATGTTGCCTCCGTTACGCATTATTCCAACTCGTTCTGCCAAGATAATAAATCGTTGTCGTAGACGGCCCGGTTAATTTGCCTCCCTCATAGTCTTGCACGAGCATTCCTTTTACTGTATCGCCCTGCGAACGCACAAAATTACTGGGTACGCTGAGTGAAAAACTCGGCATCGTGACGGATATGCCTGTAACAACTACTTGGCTTTTCCAACTTGCAATTAAATAAGCGTCTCCATTTTTTACATTAAGCGTTCCTACGGAAATGCTTCTTGCATGAATGTTATCAGCTTCTGTATGACCGTTCACTAAATTTGAAATTTCTGCCGATACCGCCGACAAATCATCCGCTGTAACATAGCCGTTCAAATTGATTTTATCGGCACTTATAATAACCGTACTCCCAGAAGCGTTTATCTTCGCAACAATAGAAGCCGCGCTTGTCGCGTTGCTGAC